GCTAAAGAGGGAATGTGGAGCGCGGCAGTGTTCGGCACGTCTCAGCGCATAGATGGGTTAGTGCTAGGCATAACTACGGCAGGCGATCAGAACTCAGAAACCCTAATCGACCTATACAAGTCCGGCAGGAAAGCGGCATCGGGTGACCCCGAGCTAGAGCGGTTCGGTTTCTTTCTTTGGGAAGCTAAAGAGAATGCTCCGGTGACAGATCCAGAGGCAATCTTCGCAGCTAACCCGTCAGTAGCAGCCGGGCGGATTCCACTAGCTCAGGTAATTAGCGACTTGCAGACCTTGCCAGAACACGAAGCCAGACGCTACAGGCTAAATCAATTCATTAGCGGTTCTGCTGCTAGTTGGTTGCCTAGCGCAGTGTTTAGAAAAGCAGGCGGTCAGGGTGTTGAGGTCATGAAGGGTGCAGTGTTCGCGATAGATGTTAGCCGGAACTGGGAACACGCCACGATAGCGGTAGCAAACTCTAAAGACGGCAAGCAGCAGACCGAGCTAGTTCAAACGTTCGTAAACCCAACTGAAGACCAAATTTTTACTCGCCTTACCGAGCTATTCGCAGAACACGCGCCTAGAGCAATTGCGCTAGACGATAGACAGCTAACCAACATAGGCAAGCGGCTAAAGTCCGTAGGGATTCCAACCTGGCAACTTTGGACTAAGGAAGTTACGGCAGCTTGCTCAGCAGTGTACGCCCTATTCGCAACCGAGATGGTCACACACAATAATGATCCGTTGCTAATTATGCAATCGCCTAACGGGGTCACTAAGTACACTGGAGAGAATTGGCTAATCTCTAGGAAAGAATCACTCGGTGAGATAGATGCTTTGCTCGCAACTATTTTCGCTTTGTACGTAAGTTCGCGCGCCCAACACGCCCAAATCGGTGTATTCTAAATTACACTAATGTAATTAGGATAGGTGCATGGCAACACTATGGCAAAGAATCACAAACGCGCCTATGCAGAAGCGCGCTAAACAGCCGACTATCCCAACGCGTTCAGATGCTACGGTTACAGCAGATACAGCCCTAAGCCTTACGGCAGTCTATCGCTCAGTGCAAATCATAGCTACGCCAATCTCTAAAATGCCAATCGAGACTTATCGCTACGCAACTGGAATGGATTTCAGAATTGAAAGCCCGGTGCTAGTCAATAAGCCAGACATAAATAGCAACAGGCGCGACTTTCTATTTCAGACAGTTACAAGTCTCGCGCTAGAGGGTAATGCCTTTTGGCACAAAAGCTTTTCTTCAAACGGACAAGTAAACAGCCTTACCCTTCTTCCGGCTTCTGCGGTATCTGTCGCTTATGTAAACGATCAGGATTTAGCCCAGGGTGTTTACTACAGCTACGAAGGAGTTAGCTATAGCGCAAACGAAATGGAGCAGCTAAAGCTTTTTAGCAAGTCCGGCGATCTCCGAGGCGTTAGCCCTATCTACTCATGTCGAAAAGACATTTCGGCGGCGCTAGACCTACGCGACTATGCAAAGAACTGGTTCAACCAAGCAGGAGTGCCGACAGGTATCCTGAAGACCGGGCAGCAGGTAAACAAAGATCAGGCAGACACGATTACCGATAATTGGCACAACAAGCAGCAGAACAGACAAATCGCTGTTCTAGGTAACGGGTTTGACTATCAGGCAATTTCTTTATCTCCGCGTGAGGCGCTATTCACCGACACAGTGGAGCAATCGACAGTAAACATAGCTCGACTATTCGGCATTCCTTCCAGGCTGCTTTTGTCTACAGTGCCGGGCGGCTCGGACACTTATTCAAACTTGCAAGACGAAAACGCTATCTTTTTCCGTCATACGCTAATGGGCTACACCGATGCAATAACAGACGCGCTAAGTAACTGCTTGCCTCGCGGCACTAGGGTCGAGTTCGACTATCAACACCTATTCCGCGCCGACGTTGCCACACGCTACAACTATTATGCAACCGCTATCGCTGCTGGGATTCTTACAGCAGAAGAAGTTAGAGAAAGAGAAGGACTAAATGCCTGAAATTGAAATCAGAGAAGCAGACCTAAATCTAGATGAAGCTGAGGAAAGAACTATTACCGGGCTAGCTGTTCCTTACAATCAAGAAGCTGAAATCGGAGGCGGCATAACTGAGCGTTTCGCTCCTGGCGCTATTGACTCGGTGGAAGATGTAAAGCTTTTTTACGGGCACGATGAGCCTATTGGAAAAGTTATCTCAGGCAGAGAAACAGAAGCAGGCTATAAGATCACTGCAAAGGTTAGCAACACCGCTAGAGGCGAAGAAGTCCTTACCCTTATGCGTGATGGCGTACTAAATAAATTCTCAGTGGGCTTCATGCCTATCGAACAAGATAGAGATGGCTCACTGATCACTCGGACACTAGTAGACCTAAAAGAGGTTTCAGTAGTTCCGTTTCCGGCTTTCGCTGGTGCAAACATAACCGAGGTTAGAGAAGATCAGAAAGATTCTGAGGCTATCGAAACCCAAACAGAAGAAAGAAAATCTATGTCAGAAAACATCGAACTAGACGTTCGTTCTGTGCAAGACGAAATGGCAGAATTGCGCCGGGTAGTCGAAGCAGGACTTACAGCATCAACCCCTAAGGTAGCAGGCTCAGAAATCCGCTCACAAGGAGAGTTCGCTAAGAAACTCCTAATCGGTGACGCCGGAGCTATCGAGCTTGCTCGCGCAGCTTCCACTAGTGCCAACACCGTAACAACCGCCGCTTTTGTTGGTCAGATCAACAACCTAATCGATGACAATCGCCCGGCACTTTCTGCTTTTTCTAGAGCAGCACTTCCGGCCTCTGGCCTTAGCGTAGAGTATGCTTCCGTAACTGCTAACACAATTTCAGTTGCAGAGCAAGACCCAGAGAATGACGAACTAGCTTTTGGTAACTTGACAATTGCTAACACCTCGGCAGCAGTAAAGACTTACGGAGGCTACACAAGCTTTTCTAAGCAGACAATAGAGCGATCAACAGTTGATTACCTAAACACGGTATTTCAGGCGCTAACTATTGCTTATGCAAACGCTTCTAACGCTGCGTTTGTTTCTCATGTTGAAGCGGTAGACATGACTGGTAAGGTGTTCGACATCTCGGCAGGAACCCTAGCGGCACTAATCGGTGGTATTACTGATGGCGCTTCTAAGATCTTCGAGGAAACTGGTCTACGACCTGAAGCTATTGTTACCTCCACTGAGGGCTACAAGTTCCTAATGACTATTGTAGGTTCTGACGGCAGGCCAGTAGTTCTGCAAGACGGTCAGGGAATTAACAACGTTGGAACTGCTAACCTCCCTGGACTATCGGGCAATCTTCTAGGAATGCCAGTAATCGTAGATCCAGCTATGACCGCTAACAAGGTCTACATGGCTAACAGCCGCGCTATCCAGTCTTTCGAGTCTGCAGGCGCTCCAGTACGTCTAACCGATGGTGACATCACAACCCTTACGGATTCAGTAAGTGTCTACGGTTACATGGCGATTACTACACCATTCGCCGGGGCAATCGTAGAACTAGACATCGTAGAGTAAGGAAATTTGAATGACAACGGTAGTCACACTGGCAGAACTTCAAGCCTATGTAGGGACAGACGAAACAGGTAGTTTTATACAATCTTGTCTAGATTCTGGCACTGCTCAGGTTGGAAACTATGTCGGAGTGATTACCGTTGTTCCAGATCAGATACACAGGCAGGCAACGCTTATCTGTTCCTCAGAGCTATTTCACAGGCGTTCAGCGCCTAATGGGGTGGCGCAATTCGCTAGCTTAGATGGAACACCCGTCAGAGTTGCTAAAGACCCTATGGGAGCTGTCTATCCGTTGCTACTTCCTTATGTTGGTTTCGCAGTATGACTAACGAAATTACTATTTCCAAGGCAGAGCTAAAGCTTGACCTAGAGGAAGCCGGGATTAGAGTTCTTGATTATGTACCGGAGCGTATAACGCCGCCAATAGTGATTATGAGTTCTGCTAGCCCTTACCTCACACCTAGCACTTTAGGCACTCAGTACGACCTAAATCTAGAGCTAGTGGTCATAGCTACAACGGCCACTAATAAAAAGGCAACTGAAAATCTAGATCAGGCAATCCATAACGTGCTGAGTGCTATGCCTAGATACGCTCGAGTGATTCGAGTAAACGAACCGTACAACTTACAAACTAACAACGCCGAGTACCTATCGGCAAACATCTCACTCGAGCTAGAAATCACTATTTAGAAAGGTCATGAAATGACTAACACAAGAATCATCGCAGAGAACATTAAGTTTCTTATTGCAGATGTTGAGTACGCCTGCGCTGCCACTATGGTAGAGCTAACCCTGGGAGATGCTCCCGGAGATGTTCAGACCTTCTGCGAACAGCGTGTAGGCGGAGAGTGGGCATTAGCCCTTGAAGGTATTACCTCAGGAGACGCGGATTCTTTGTATCGTGTTCTTTGGGCTAACTTTGGAACTACTGCAACTTTCGTAATCGCTCCTAATGGAAACTCAGCACCTAGCACCTCAGAGCCACACTATTCAGGCGTGGTCAAGTTCAACGAGATTCCTCCGCTAAGCCTAAACTCTAACGAGACTTCAACCTTCTCAGTGACCCTTAGGGTTGTTACTACTCCTAACGATGCAGATGCAGATCAGTACTTTGGGGTATCGGTAATAACCGCTTAATAATGGCTGTTCAACCGGGCGTAAAAGTCAAGAATTTAAGGGAAATCAACAAAGCCTTAGATGCTATTGGAGTGCCTAAAGACGCTATTAAAGACGCTGGAAAAGAGTCCGGTGAACTTGTAGCTAATGAGGCGCGCGGACTAGTCCCGGTTAGAACAGGCGCTTTGCGTAACAGCATTAGAGTTGGAGCTACAGCTCGGGGCAAGATTACAGTCAAGGCAGGTAACAACAGAAGTTCTAGCTCAGGTGTTCCTTACGCCAATCCTATTCACTGGGGTTGGTTCAAAAGACACATAAGGCCGCAGCCATTCTTTGTTAGGGCGCTCGGCTACACTAGAACAGAAATCTATGAAAACTACTTCGGTCAAATGGAGAAGCTAATCAAAACAGAAACCGCTAAAACAAAACTCTAAGGAAGCACAGATGATGAATTTCGAAGAAATGACACTAGGGCAAGTTGAAGAAATAGAGCTGCTAGTAGGTCGCAGCATAGACGAAATCTTTGCAGACGGGCAACCTAAAGGCAGGGCGCTCAGAGTTCTTTATTATGTAGCGATGAAGCAAGATAACCCTAATTACAAATTCGAGGATACTGAAGGCGTTACCCAAAAGGAAGCTTTAGGAATGCTTGGAGCGACAGACCCAAAAGGAAAAAAGTAGCTGAAGATCATGCTAAGAAAATGGCAGAGTTCGTTATAGCTACAGGTGTTAGCCCTAGTGAGTATAGAAAGCTTACAGGGACAGAATACTCAGCTTTCGCAACTGAGGTACATAGGAGAAGAAGCAAATGAGCTTAGTGCTAAATGTAGAGATACTGGGAGAGTATAAAAATCTTGCCAAGGCTACTAAAGGCGCTAATGACAGCTTCGCAGACCTAGGCAAAAAGTTTGGCAAAATAGGCGCAAACATAGGTAAGACAACAGCCGCTATTGGCATAGCACTAGGTGTAATTGCAGTAACACAAATAAAGAAAGCTATAGACGCAGCTAGCGATCTCTCAGAAGCAACTAATGCGGTAGATGTATCTTTCGGAGATGCAGCAGAAGGCATTCTAGAGCTAGGTGAGAATGCAGCTAGAGGGCTAGGACTTTCTAAAACAGAGCTGTTTGGAATTGCTACACAGTTTTCTAGTTTCGCCGAGACTATCGCAGGAGAAGGGGGAAACGTTGTAGAGGTTGTTGATGAGATCTCACAGCGCGGAGCGGATTTCGCCTCAGTATTAAATCTAGATGTAG